CAGGAAAGTGCGACTTGCTACTATCCTCGGAACTTTTCAATCTACTCTTACAGATTTCCCCTACCTACGGAAAGTCTGGCAAAAGAACACTGAAGAGGAGCGTTTGCTAGGTGTATCTATTACTGGCATCTTAGATTGTAAGTTGCTATGTGATGTTAAAGATGTGGGTCTGTCATCAAGGCTAGAGAGCTTACGCGATCTATCCATCGTTACTAATAAGGAGTTTGCTGATGCGCTTGGAATTCAACAATCAACCGCGATCACTTGCGTTAAACCTTCTGGTACTGTTAGCCAGCTTGTTGATAGTGCTTCTGGGATTCACGCTAGGCACAGTGATTATTATATTCGTAGGGTTCGTAATGATAATAAAGACCCTATTACAGCCTTTCTACAAAACCAAGGAATTCCTAACGAGCCGGATGTAATGAAGCCTTTAGACACAACCATCTTTAGCTTTCCTATGAAGGCACCTAGCGGTTGTGTTACGAGAGATA